TTTTCTTGCAAGTGGTAATAATATTGCAGGTGGCACATTTAAGTTGTATGGACTTGTTAAATAATATAGTAAGATAAGGAAAGGTAAAATATGGCAAAGACAAAAGAACAGTTACAAACAGAGGCAGATGCAGAGATAGAGGCTGCGAAACCTTTGTACAAACAAGTTAATAATGAGCGTATGGAGTTTGAAAAAGCAGATTACGATCAGGCAAAAATTGACCTAGGTAACTCAAAATGGGAAGATCAACAGTTTGGATATATTCAGGCAAGGCAAGAGGCCTACGGATCAATAGGCGACCAACTTGATATGTTATACCATGACATGACAGCAGGTAAAGGCGATAAGACTGGCGATTGGTATAAAGCTATCAAAAAGATTAAAGACGATAACCCAAAACCTAGCTAATGGAAATAGATATAATCCGCACACAATTTGGTAAAGACGCAACCAATGGTCTTTTATTTATTAATGGTGTTTTTGAGTGTTACACATTAGAAGATCAATACCAAGACAAAAAGGTATACGGTGAAACATGTATTCCAGAAGGCTCATATGATGTCGTTTTACGCAAAGAGGGTAGTTTCCATTCACGATATACCAAAAAATATTCATTTCATAAAGGTATGTTGTGGATAAAAGATGTACCACAATTTGAGTGGATTTTATTTCATCTTGGTAATACAGATGAAAATACCGCAGGTTGCATTCTTGTTGGTGATACACAACAAGACCTAGATGTTTCAAAAGACGGTTTTATTGGTTCATCTGGTAATGCATATAAAAAGTTTTACCCAAAGGTTGCTGATGTATTAGAAAATGGCGAATCGGTAAGGGTAAATATATCAAAGATCAAGATAGTAGATATACCAATAAATCAAGAATTATCAAATAAAACTGGTACAGAATACATTAATGCAAAAGATGTTTACGAAAAATTATCAGAGATTAATGGGCAACTCAAAATACTTACTGCTAAAATGGACGGTAAGTTAATTCAATAAGATAGGTGTATTATGACCAAAGATTGGTTTACCAAAGTTGGTATTCGTACTTTAAGAACATTTATTCAGGCATTTCTCGGCGTTCTTGTAGCTAGTGGCACAGGCATGGTTGAGGTTGATGTTTTAGAAAACGCATTAGTGGCAGGTTTAGTTGCTGGTGTAACTGCTATACAAAATGGTCTTGAAGATTACCAACCTAAAAATAAAGGATAAAGTGGACTGTTGCGGCAACGGTTGTTGCGCAGGGGGATAAACCCTTACCTTAGAATATTATTAGTTTTATTTCTAACTGTTCCTATACCAGTCTATGCAAATGAGGATCAGACCACAACAACAACAACTACCACAACCACAACTACAACAATACCGGGTGAGGTTGAAGAGGTAGAAACATTTGATGGACCAGAAATAACAACCACCACAACGGTGCCAGATACTGATAATGTAGGTACAACAACAACGACAACAACATCTTCAACAACAACGACAACTGTTCCAGAAACATGGGAACAATCAACAGATATTGTTTTACCAGAAGATGAGGTAGATGTTAACGGTAATGAAACCGAGAACAATATACATATAGATAACCAACACAGTAAAGGTAATTGGTCTTGTTGTGGCATGACTGATTATCATATGAATTTACATTATCGTAGGCATAGTGATGATTCAGAAAATTACACATTTGATCTACCAGACGATCATGATATTTATGAAGTTGGTTTTAGAATAGGTGCATTAAATAATGACGGCACTGTAACGTACACACATACTGATGAAACAACACAGGTTAATGTTTTAGAGGGTCAAAATAACTCAAATATACAAACAATGTTTGAAGATGTTGTGTATAACATTTATGATTCATTAGAAACATTTATTGATTCTTTTACCATAACAATTAATGATTGGTCTTTGTTAGATGATATAAGTTTTAAATATGTAACCACAACCACAACAACCACCACAACTACTACCACATTACCACCACCACCAAAACCACCAGACCCACCACCATTACCACCAGAGCCAGAGGTATTTGTGGTTATTTTAGATAACGGTGAAGAGGCAGAATATGAACAACATGAGATTGACGACGGTACGGTTGAAAGAGATAACCAAAGACAAAAGAATTTTGAGATTTACGGGGTAGAATTAACTGACGAACAAATTGAAAGAGGCGACTTAGAGCAATATGATATTGAGATCATTGATGAGCAAGATATGGTTGAAAACCGAGAAGAGTTTTCTGATGATGTTGATATATCTGATGTTGATGAAGATAGAGAAGAAGATGAATCAGAATATAAAACTGAAGAAGAAAGAAATATTAAAAAAGAAATTCAAGAATTTAACAAAACAGTACTTGAGGTTGAAGAATACCTAGAAGATTTACAAGAAATAGAAATACAAATAATTGATATAGAAGAAATAAAAGATATAGAAATAATAATTATTGAAGAAGAGGAGTTTTTAGATGAAGAAAGTATTACAGATAATACAACTGAAAATAGATCAATGGAAATGGAAGATGTATCTGAAGATAGACAAGATGAATTGGGAAGAGATACGACAGGATCTATTGAATTTTCTGAAGAAGAATTAGAAAAAGAAATTGAAGAATTAGAAGAGGTAGTAGAAATTGAAGAAATATTTACTGAAGAAATTTTAGAAGATGAAGAGGCAAAAGAAGAGGCAATCGAGCAATATGTTGAAGAGCTTGAAACAGAAGAAGTTATTGAGGTATTGGAAGAAGTTAATGACATTGGACTTGATAATATTGCAGAAGTTAGCCAAGATGTTATTGAAGTGGTAGCACAGGTGGTTGAAGAGGTAATAACCATTGCACAAGAAGAAGATTTAACTAAAGAACAAGTAGAGGTCGTTGCAGAAGTTTTAGGGTTTGAAGAAACTGAAGATGTTGAAATTATTGCAGAGGCAGTAAAGACCGATCAAAATGTTGCACAGGCTGTTGATGAATATATCGAAAGAGCAGTAGAAAATAAAGATGTAGAAAACTACACATTGGCAGATGCAACAACAGAAATAGCATTTGAAACTTTTGTGGCAGACCCTATCAGTGTTATTATTGATGTAGATTTAGAGAATATAACTTTAAATAATATAACAAGCGATATGACACAAGACCAAAAAGAAAAAGCGCAAGAAGTCATAGTACCTACATTATTGGTAAAAATTGCGTCATTGGCTTTTAGGAGGTTTAATTGATAGATAAATTGTGGAAATGGTTTGTTGAAGCAATCAAAGAAACATTAAATTTAAGTTGGACATTGGTTGGTCTGATTATTGCAACATTAACATTAACTGGGCAGGCACAACAGGTAACTGCCATTGCAACTGTTATTACATTGGCAATTTGGCTTTTAACAATAGGATTTAGAAAATAATGTGTATGGTTACAGAAAAAGAGGACGGCTCTTTTATTCAAATATGTAACTGTGAATATGGAAGTCAGTATTGTCATGGCCGATAACGGTTACACACAAAAAGAAATGCTTGGTTTGGTTATGGAAGATATCGATAAAATATATTCGAAATTAGAAGAAATACAAAATGATCTTGCCACCAGACCAACAAGACAAGAGATTTACGGTTGGATAATTGCAGGAATATCTATCGCAACATTGATAACTGTTTTAATGTAAAAAGCTAGGTTTTGTGAATGAGAAGCCCTCGTTAAAGGTTTTCAAACCTAGCTAATTACATCATAATTGATTTAATATATTTTAATTATATACACATGGTAAGACAAAAATGTAAAAAGCTAGGTTAGATTGTAAAAAATTATAAAAATCTACTAACCTAGCTAATTACTTTATCTTTTATATTTAACGATAATTTTATATTAAACAGGCACTATGACAAAATTTTAGTGTAACCTTAGATTAATATGCCAGATGCATTTGAAAAATTTATAAACGACAATCCAGAGATTTTGGAAAGAACAAGAAAACAATATTGGGAAAAAACGGCAGAGAGAAAAAAACAATTTGAAATTGCAATAGAAAAATGTAATGAGGGTTACCCAAGAAAAGCAGTTGTTAAATGGCTTAAAATCGAATGTCATTGGGATTTGGCAGAAAAAACAATAAGTGATTATCTAGGTGGTTTTATAGATGTCGAATAGATCATTTGAAGAATTTAGTGCAGAAGATTATTCACAGATAATAAATGAAAATAACGATTTAAAAGCCACAAATAGGCGTATTTTAAAATCATTGGAAAAGGCTAAGCAAAAGAAAATTGATCTCGTACAGGCCGTTTATACGGCTGTTAAGGACAATTTAGGCCTATTAGAGATACCAAAGCCAACAAAACCACCTGTTGATAGAAGAAAAGGCAAAGAAGAGGTTGCAATTGCATTATTTTCTGATATTCAATTGGCCAAAACTACACCAGATTACAATTCAGATATTGCCGAAGAAAGGGTTTTATATTATGCAGACAAGATTATTGAGATTGCAAGAATACAAAGAAAAAGCCACCCAGTAAAAAAGATATGTGTATTTGCCTTAGGTGATATTGTTGAGGGTGAATTAATATTTCCAGGGCAAGAACACATGATAGATGCCTCTTTATATAAGCAAGTTACAGTTGATGGACCAAGAATCATGATTGGTTTTTTAAATAAATTATTAGAAGAATTTGAAGAGGTTGATTGTCATTTTGTTATTGGTAACCATGGTGCATTAGGTGGTAAATCAAGAAGAAACTATAACCCAGAAACCAATGCAGATCGAATGTTATACAAGATTGTAGAAATGGCCTATGAGGATAATGACAGAATAAATTTTAATATACCAGACGGCGATAGAGAAAGAAATTGGTATACAGTTGCAGATTTGGGTGAAAAATGTAAATTCTTTTTATTTCATGGCGATCAGGTCAGAGGTTTTGGTGGTTTTCCATGGTATGGTTTTGGTAAAAAATTACTTGGTTGGAAAGCATTGGCTGCAAATGGTCTTATGGAAGATTTTAATTATGCATGTGCAGGTCATTATCATACACCAACAACAATGTACGTGAACGATATACGATTATGGGTTAATGGATCAACAGAATCTTATAATACATTTGCACAAGAACAGTTGGCTTCTATGGGTAGACCATGTCAATATTTATTATTTGCTAAAAATGGTCTTGGTGTAACAAGTGAATATTTGATTAATTTAGAGTTGTAATTGTCTTAATATAAGATTAAAATGTAAATAGGTATTTTATGGCCAAAGAATTAATTGGAATAGAAAACGACGGTTTAAAATCTAAAGTCATTTATACAGAAAATGGTACTTGGTATAGCGAGGATTTAAAAGTAGGTATAACAATGATAAAAGATTTAATGCCAGAACAAGCTAGTTAGTAGGTTATTTGTTAGCTGAAGTTCTTATTGCTTGTAGTTTTGTATCGCCTATAACCCCTCAGCAGATTACTGATTTTAGAGATTGTCAATCAAGAAACCAGATCATAATTGCTATGGAAGAATATATACCTTTATTCAGCCAATATTTTCAAGAAGAAGATTTAGAAACTGCACTTCGCATATCTTGGTGTGAATCAAGAGGCAAACCAACGGCAGTTGGTATAAATAAAGACGGGTCAAAAGATGTTGGCCTTTGGCAGTTTAATGATAATACTTGGGATTGGTTGAAACCTAAATTAAAAATTACATCAGATAGAACAGATGTAGAAGTTTCAACGGCAGTTGCCTCATGGCTTTTCTACAATGACGGCTCACATCATTGGAAACCAAGCAAATTTTGTTGGAAATACTAAACCTATTTTAATCTAAGATTTGACAAGCATATAGTACCTGTTATTGTACTTATGTGAACAACAAAAAAACACTTAAAATAAATCAAATAGAAATTAAAGGCTCTGCATTTACAGTTGTTGATGAAACTGACCTAGAACATTACCAAATAAATTTTGCAGAACATGACATGGGTGATGTCCAAGATAAAGACATAGATAACATATTTAATTCTTTAGATTCTTATACCAAAAGAGTTGGTAGAGGTTATGTAACCACATACACAATAAACACCTTACAAGAATGGCTTTATATTTATACAAAACTCGATCACAACTTTGGTTTTGCCGAATGGCAGGTTCTGGGCAGAGATGAATGGACAGATGTAAACTGCGACAGAAGATTGTACGAATACATAAAAACCAAAATGCAAGAATTAGAAAACATCAAAGGTGTCATAATAAAAGAATAGAGAAAGGGGTTATTATGAAAGACGAAATAAAAAAAGATATTATTACAATTATATCTTGTTACTTTGAACAAGATGCTCGTTGGTCAAGAATAAGGGCAACGCTAGAAGATATGGAAGAAAAATTTAATATCGAATACAAACCAGAATATAAACAGGGATAAAAAATGCAAAAAGTAATTCGTGTATATCGAAGTAATATATTTAAAAATCCATTTGATAATAAAACATTGATTGGTAATTACTTTGAAAGATTGTACAAAGGTGAATTTATTTGTGCCAGAGATCATGTTGATTTAAGAAAAATGGTACACATGATGAAAAAACAAGGTTACCCAATAGAAAAATTGCAATGTGATTGTGATTACAAATACATACACAGTCAGTATTATTGGGAATTTGCAATACAAGTAAACCCTCAATAATCGTCTATTGCTAGACGATTATTGATAACAGGGCGAATTCCATGAATTTCTAGTATTATTATAGCAAATGAATATTGAAACAGTACCTATTGAAAATTTAAAACCACACCCACAAAATTACAAAGAACACCCAGAAAATCAACTCGATCACATAATTAAATCTATTAATGAACATGGTTTTTATCGAAATGTAGTTATATCAAAAGATGATACGATACTGGCAGGTCATGGTGTTGTTATGGCATGTATCAAAATGGGTAAGAGAGAAATACCATGCATAAGGTTAGATATTGAATCAGATTCTACACAGGCATTAAAAGTGCTTACATCTGATAATGAAATAACAAATTTAGCAAAGGTTGATGACAGGCAATTATCTGAAATATTAAAAGAAATTTTAGATACAGATTTTGATTTGATCGGTACTGGTTTTGATGAGGATCAGTTAAGTGCGTTGGTGTATACAACAAGGCCTTCTTCAGAAATAGAAACATTTGATGAGGCTACCGAATGGGTTGGTATGGTTGATTACAATAACCAACCAGATGATTTAAAAATTATGGTACATTTTGAAACAGAAGAAGATAGAGAAAATTTTATGCAGTTTCTTGGTAACCCACATGTAAATTATAAAATGAAAAACACATGGAAGATTTGGTACCCAGAAAGAAAAAACGAAGATCCAAAATCAATAAGATTTGAAAATGGATAAACCAAAATATCCAATCTATGTAATAAGCAAAGGTAGATCAGATGTTTGTTATACGGCAAACTTTATGTTGAAAGATAAATTAGATTTTACATTGGTTATTGAGCCACAAGAATATGATGATTATGCAAGATTCTATGATGAAAAATTATTATTGGTTACACCATTCAGTAATTTAGGTCAAGGGTCAATACCAGTTAGAAATTTTGTATGGGAAGATTCAATTAAAAAAGGTCATGATAAACATTGGTGCGTTGATGATAATATACATTCAGTTAGATATTCTTGGAACGGCAGACGCATAAAATGTGATTCGAATATTGGTTTTGGTGCAGTTGAAAAATTTACAGATAGATATGAAAATATTGCAATATCTGGCATGAATTATCATTTTTTTGTACCACCCGGTACAAGAAAGCCATTTTACCAAAATTGTAGGGTGTATTCTAATTTATTAATTAGAAATGATTTAGATTTTAGGTGGCGTGGTAGATACAACGAAGATACAGATTTATGTTTACAAGCACTAAGCAAAGATTGGTGTACTGTTTTAATAAATGCATACATGATTGAGAAGAATGCCACAATGAGCATGAAAGGTGGGAACGCAACTGAATTATATGTTGGCGACGGCAGGTTAAGAATGGCAAGAGAATTACAAGAACAATGGCCTTATGTTGTAGAGGTCAAAAGGGTATACGGTAGGCCACAACATAGAATAAAATTTAACTGGCGTCATTTTGATACACCTTTAAAAAGAAGATCAGATTTAGATTGGAATAATATAGAAAAAGAAAAAATAAAAATGCAGATTGTTGAGGTTGATGAGATCAAATCAGAAACACTAAAGAGAGATGTAAAAAAATATAAATAATTTATTATTTGTCTTAATCTCTGGTTAAAATATAATTTATGTTTGGCGGGGGTTTGCCTTTCTCTATAAACATAGAAAATGCACCTATATCGGTAACCCCCACCGAACAGAAAGGATTATATGTTTGATTTATATGAAGATGAATTATTTGACCCAATTGGTGTGGCAGAGATCGCAGATAAGTTGGGTGTAACAAGGCAAAAGGTAGCAAGTCTAAAACATCATGGTAAATTACCAGAGCCTACAAAAGTTTTAAAGTGTGGTCCATTATGGGACGCAAAAGAAATAGACGACTTTATAAATACAGTCGGCATAAAAGATAACAGGAGGAAATAATGACAAACAGGGAAACACAAATACAATTATCAAAACCATGGAATAATAATTTGATAAAACAAATGGACAAAGGTTTTGGAAAAATTGATTATGTTGAACATACACAGGTTGTTCAAAAATTAATTGCATTAATACCTGATCTTAATATGAAATTGGGTGATGTTATTTATGATGAAATTACAGATTCTAATGATATAAAAAGAACATTTGTAACAGGTATAAAGGTTGTTTTATGGGGAACAGTAGACGGTGAAGAAAAACAGGTTGAAGAATACGGCATGTGCGATAAACCATTTTTTCATGATAACCCTAATAAGGTTTCAAATAATGGACAGAGAATAAAAGAATGCATTTCAGACGGTTACAAAAGAGCCGCAATGAGATTAGGTGTTGGTCTTGAATTATATGATACTGATGCTTGGTTATCTAATTATTTAATTAAAGAGGAAAATAAAGTCACTGAAGAAGAATAAGATACAAACATGTCAAATCGTGTTGTATCTGAATTTTATTTTTCTATTATTCCAGAATGGTTGATTGAATCAAGCATTTCTGATAATGCCTTGCGTGTCTATTCTGCACTTTACAGGTTTGCTGATAAAGATGATGGCAGTTGTTGGCCCTCAATCGCAACGATTGGAAAGAAATGCAATAAATCAACATCATCAGTCAAAAGAGGTATTAAAGAATTAAAAGATCATGGTGCCATAGAGGTTAAAGAAAGATATGAAGATGACAAAGGGCAAACATCTAATCTTTATATTTTAAAATTAAACCCTGCATTTAAATCTGAACCACCCCCCCAGTCCAAAACTGATACAGGGGGTAGGTCAGATATGACACACAAACCAAAGTCATTTAACCATAGTCATAATTACAAGATTGGTAGTAGTAAAAGTGAATTATTTATGGCTTTATCTAGTAATTTATATCAGCCAAAAACCAAAAATGAAATATCAAGTTTCAATAAGGTTGTAAAAGATCTTGCAGAGATTGGTGCAACACCACAAGATGTACAAGAAAGAATTTATATTTATAAAAAGAAGTGGCCGACCATGACACTTACACCATTTGCATTAACCAAAAATTGGACACTGTTAGGTGATATGTTAGAAAAAGAAAAACCACCTGTAAAAAGAGATTGTTCACAAGAGGGTCATGTGTTTGTAGATTTAGATGTTATTTATTATTGTCATTATTGCAATACTGAAAAGTCAAAATAATGTTGTACAATGAAGATATGTATAATAGTTTTGAATATTTACCAAATGATGATTTAAATTGGGGTGCATTGTCAGTTGCATATTATTTAAGTAAATTTCCACAATTGGTTAAATATGATATATCAGTTATACCACCATTAGAAGAAACAGAGGGTGGTTTATCATTTAAAAATGACAACGATTTGTATTTTGTTGTTTTATCTAAAAAAAATGAATTTGAGGTTTCTGTTGTAACAAAATTCAATGATCTTGCATATTTAATTGTGCCAGAGGCAGAAGATTTATTAAATTTTTTATCAGGCCTTTCAAATGGTTATAAAATTTATTTATAATATTTTAATCTAAGATTTGACAAACATTTTAAAATTAGCCTAATATTCTTATATAAATAGAGAAAGGTAACAAAATGTGTGAAAACTGTAACAGACCACTTCATAGAAAAACTGCTCATGTTTTATATAATGCAAACAATGATCGATATGAAGATATTTGTAGGTTTTGTATCATAGAAAATCCGTCTTATGGCAAAAAAGTGTCATAATCTTTATTTATAATTATTGATATAGAAGAAAGGCAATCATGTCAGAAATAAAAAGAATTTTACTTGTAGATCATGGGCCAGGGTCAAGATACCTTGGTGAGCCACCAGCAATAGAGGCAGTGGCAGATGTAATTAAATTTGTTGAAAAAGAATTAGAAGAACAATTACAATTAAGAAAAATATTTTTAAAAAAAGGTGATGAATTTAAAATTACGATTGCAGACATAAACGGTAGATTGTATGTACTGCGTGATCTTAAAGCTAGATTAAAAACCCATATAAAAGAGATAGAAGAGGCAGAAATATTACACGATATGGCCGAAGAGGGATCAAGATAATGCCCGATGTTATTTTTCATTTCGGTGATGATTCAAAAGAATTTGATTTACATGACGCACAATTAAATACAGTTGAGGGTATAAAAGATGTCGTACAAGGTATGATTAACAAGAAAGGGGAAGAAGAATAATGCAAATAGAAATATTAGGTGTTTTATTCATGACCTTTATGTTCGGTCAGTTGATCTGGTCGGTACAAAAAAGATTGAATAAACCTACCATTAAAGAAGAATTGGCTGATTCTAATATAATTTATTTGACAGGGTCAGATGTTGAAAAATTATTAGATCATGCAGAAAAAAAGGTATTTGATGACTAATGATTTTGTTGATTTAGGCAAATTCAAAAAAGATAAAGAAGAAGAAATAACAGGCTTTAAAGCTAACCCCGATTCTCTCATTTGGGAACAGGTTATTTCAAATGAAGAGGGTGAAAAAACAACAGAAAAATGTGTAGGTAGTTTTGGGTTTTTACAGACAGAAACAGAGCCACATTTAGCAATGGTATTTGTTGTTTACAAAGATGATGACCCAAAACAAGCCATTGCAATACCAAGATATATTTTAGAAACTGCATTAACTCAAGGGTGGTTTCCTAAAAGAGGAAATAAAAGATGAGTTACGCAGAAAGAATTGAACAAATATTATCAGACGGTAGGTGGCATTGTATTATGGAATTAATTAATGCAACAGGTCTATCTGCAAGAAATAGAATTAGTGAGTTAAATCAATTACATCAATCGAAACATGGTGAAAAAAGATATGTTGGTGAGGCCTGTAAATTAGAAAATCATAAGCATGAAGCTGATCTGTATATGTATAAATTAAATAATTCAGAGGTAGAAATATTAAAACCTTTATCAGATCAAACAAACAAACATCAAGAAGAAATACAAGATTGGTTAAATAAATCAGAAGAAGAACGGCACGAACATGTTGTAAATCTTCTTAAAAACGCGGGTTTACGATAGAATTAATACAAGTATCACACTTATTACCCCTTGTTGTGATATGCGTACGACCCCCTAGATAGCTTGTATTACTAGGGGGTAATATTTTTTAATCTAAGATTGACAAAGAATCAGAAAATGGCCTAATATACTCTTATAAATAGAGAAAGGACAATATGTCAACAAGATCAACAATAGAGGTAAGATATACCGCCGATGCAAAAAAAGGTGTAGGTTACGGTGATAGTTTTTACAAACATCATGACGGTTACATAAAAGGTGGTTTAGGGGAATTGTTACAACATTTTGTAGCATACGCAGATTCACTTGATTGGGGTAAATTCAAGGCATCATTTTCAAAGTTTGCAAAAGAAAATAGAGTTAATTCTGTTGCAGATTATGTAAATGAAATAGAAAAATTAGACAATGTAGAATCTTTTAAAGATAGAGGCGATACAGAATATCATTACACAATCATGCCTAGCATGAATGGTTGGAAATTGACTGTACAAGAAAGGGATTTTGATGATGCAAGACAAAATTTAGAACATGTGCATTGGACAGATTTTGCAGAAAGAAAAACAATTGGCCGAAAAGGTTTACTTTTTTCTTCTGAAAAAGGTCCATATACAGAAGTGTAAAAAAACCATTTACTCTAGCATGACCCCTCTTATGAGGGGTTTTTGCTATTATAATTAAAACGCATGAATAATAAACCAAAACTCGTAGATCAAGAATTAAAAGAAAGATTATTAGAGGCAATTAGATTAGGTATGTACACAGAACACGCATGTGCATACGCAGGGATAGCCTCAAGAACATTTAGATTATGGCGTGAAAAAGCAGAGAATGGTGTAGAGCCTTATGTGTCTTTTTGGTTAGAGGTAAACAAGGCAGAGGCAGATGCGATAATAAGGCGTGTTGCAAGAATAGAACAAGCAGGTAAAGAGGGTCAATGGCAAGCAGATGCATGGTTATTAGAAAGAAAATACCCAGATAAATTTGGTCGCAAAGAAAAATTACAGTTACAAGGCGACCCAAATGCACCAGTTGAGATAGAATTAAACTGGTCAGACGGTAAAAAGTTAGATCGTGAGAAAGAAATAATCATAGAGGCAGAAGATGTTAGAACGGTACAAGAAGAAGAATAATGAAGAATTGTTTGTCATTGTTGACGGTCAAAGGGTACATGTCTCATGGTTAGAAGATTTAGATAAGGAAGAAGAAGAATGATCTATATACCATTTCCTGATAAAAAGTACAACATAATTTATGCTGATCCGCCTTGGAATTATAAAGTTTGGTCAGCTAAAGGCACAGGCAGAAGTGCAGAACAGCATTATTCTACAATGACACTCAAAGACATACAAGATATGCCCATACAAGATATTGCAGATAATAATTGTATTCTATTTATGTGGGTAACTTATCCATTATTAGAAGATAGTTTTAAAGTTTTGAAATCTTGGGGTTTTACTTATAAAACTGTTGCTTTTACTTGGGTAAAAAAGAATAAAAAAGCAGATAGTTGGTTTTGGGGATTAGGTCATTGGACTAGAGCCAACGCTGAAATATGTATTTTAGCAACTCAAGGAAAAATAAAAAGACAATCGGCTAAAGTCCACCAAATAATTGATGAAAGAATACAAGAACACTCAAAGAAGCCAGACATTGTAAGAGATAAAATTGTTCAATTAGTAGGGGATTTACCACGCATAGAATTGTTTGCCAGACAATCTTATAAGGGTTGGGATAGTTGGGGAAATGAAATTTAAACTATAATCATGGTTAGAAGATTTAGATAAGAAAGAAGAAGAGTAATGTATTGGTTTGATAACCCTATTATGGACGATTTAGATGATGAATTGCCCAAAAATTCCGAAAATGCCGACCTAAAAAAAGAATAATGGACACAGATTTAAAAAATGTTGGCCTAAATAAAAAATATGTAGTTAAATTACCAGAATTACATGAGGGTCAGAAAACAGTTGCACAATCTAATGCAAGATTTAAGGTGTTATCAGCAGGTCGTAGGTGGGGTAAAACAAGACTTGGTGTTTGGTTATGTTTAGAAAAAGCATGGAAAGGTGGCCGTGCATGGTGGATTGCACCAACATATGCTATGGCATTAGAGGGTTGGAAAGATTTAAGAAATATTGGTATTGAATATGGTACCTTAATTAAAGAATCAGAAAAAACAGTAATTATGCCAACAGGTGGTAGTGTATCGATCAGATCGGCAGACAATCCAGATAGGTTGAGAGGTGCAGGACTTGATTTTGTAGTTTTAGACGAGTGTGCATTTATGAAACCAAATGTATGGGCAGAGGTGGTAAGACCAACATTGACTGAAAGACAGGGTGGTGCATTATTTATTTCAACACCAAAAGGTTTCAATTGGTTTGAAGAATTGTACAATAAATCAGAATCATTAGATGATTGGGAAAGGTGGCAGTTACCAACAAAAACAAACCCATTTGTACCATTATCTGAATTAGATATTGCAAAAGAAGAAATAGGTACATATCTATATTCACAAGAATATGAGGCCAAGTTTGTAGAATTTACAGGTGGTATATTTAAAGAAGATTGGATAAAAACATTTACCAAAGACACAGTAAGATTCATGAATAATGCAGGTTATTATGAAGAACGCATACAGTATGATCTTGGTACAGAAAAGGTTTTTGATATAGATTGCCAGAAATTTGCAACTGTTGATCTTGCAACATCAACAAGACAGACTGCTGATTACACAGTTATTGCATGTTTTGCAAAAACAGAAAATAATAAATTAATTCTTATCGATATGGTAAGAGAACGATTAGAGGGTCCAGATATTGTACCAAAGATAAAACAAAAAGTATTGGAACATGGTTTGTCTTATGTTGGTATCGAAAGAGCAGGGTATCAATTATCACTTATACAAATTGCAAGAAGAGAGGGCTTGATTGTAAAAGAATTAAGACCAGACAAAGATAAAGTCAGTAGGGCATTACCATTATCTGCGTTTATGGAAGGCGGATCAATGTTTTTAAATTCAGCAAACATGCACTATGATGATTTGAAAAGAGAATTATTGCAATTTCCAGAGAGTGAACATGATGACATGGTAGACGCACTTGCATACGGCGTTTTGGAAATACGAAATAAAAATAGATATATAGCTTATTAGGTTGCTAATTTTTATGTATTATGGTAGTAGAAAAAGTTTGGTCAAAAGCAAGTTAGTTTTTAGGTGCGTTTCTAACTTGCTGGCGACCTAGAAAGGTACACATTGGCAGAAAGAAGATCATTTAGGGAAGTAGTCTTCGGTAACATAACCACAAGAGATACAAGAGAAAAAAGAATTAATTTTTTTAGAGAAGATCCAATTACACCAAGTAGTTTTATCATGGGTTACAATACCCTTGCAGGTAATTTTGATTTAAAAGATTTAGGCAACGGACAATCAAATAGTGCTGTAACAGCATGTTTACAGGTTTTAGGAACATCATTTTCAGAAGCAAACCTTATTGTAAAATCATTTGATAGTGACGGTGAAGAACAAATAATTTTTAACCACCCACTTGAAATTTTAATGGAAAGACCAAACCCATTTATGAGTGGTGAGGTTGTGCAACAATATATAATTAATGCATTACATGTATTCGGTGATGCATATCTGTTAAAAGAAAAAAATAATACAGGTCAAGTTACAGCATTGTACCCATTAATACCAGATAGGGTTTCTGCAAAAGGTACAGAAGAACAACTAATAACAAATTATGAATATGCAATGGACGATAGAAAATTAATAATTGATCGATCTGATATGATACATTTTAGATTAGGTCTAGACCCAACAAATCATAAACAAGGTTATGCACCACTTCAAACTGTATTAAGAGAGATTTTCGGTGATGAGGCGGCAGGTCAATTATCAACTGCATTATTATCAAACAGTGGTGTTCCATCTGTAATTATTTCACCAAAAGATGATTTCACAATTTCTGCTGATGAATCAGATCAGATAAGTAAAACATACCAACAAAAGGTAGGTGGATCAAAAAGAGGACAACCACTTGTTTTATCTGGGTCAATGACTGTTGAAAAAATGGCATTTAGTCCAAGTGAATTAGATATTGGAACATTAAGAAGAATACCAGAAGAAAGAGTTTCAGCAGTATTGGGTGTTCCTGCAATTCTTGCAGGTTTGGGCGCAGGTCTTGAAAGGGCAACCTATGCAAATGCAAGAATGCTTAGAGAATATTTTACAGAAAATAAATTAATACCATTATGGCGTATGGTTGCAACAGAATTAACATACCAATTATTACAGACAGATTATCAAAGTGAGAACATTGTAAAAGCCCAGTATGATTTTTCTAATGTAAGGTCTTTACAATCTGATGAAGAAGATTTGTATAAAAGATTAAATATTGGTGTAAAAGGTGGTTGGATTTCTGTTGCAGAGGCAAGATCACAGGTTGGTTTACCAACAACTGATGAACAAGATGTATATTATGTTCCATTAAATGTTGTACCAACAAATGCAAAAACAATTCAACCAAAAGAAAACATGCAAGAAGAAGAACAATTAGAAACACAGGAAGATGTGCAAAATGAATTAGAAGAATCTGCATTTGTTATTGATGAAACCAAAATAATAAAAAAAGAGGGTGATGAGTTTTGTGTTTACAATGAAGAGGGTACAAGAAGATTTGGTTGTTATCCAACAAGAAAACTTGCAGAGGCACGATTAAGACAAATTCACATGTTTGGCGATTCTCAATATGAAGAAGAGGAAGAAATTGATGATGTTGATACTGAATTTGAAGAAATAAAAGCAGAGGTTGGCAAAGATGAATTTACAACCATTGAAGAAGCAAGAGAAAGGGCTGAAGAATTAGGTTGTTCTGGTACACATACCCATGATGATGACGGTAGATTAATTTATATGCCATGTTCAACACATAATGAATATTTAGCAAGAATTGAAAATACTGAAGATGGCGACTCTTAGTGAAATATCGGTTGGCGATACTGTAAGTTGGTCCATACCGAAAGACCCAGACCCACCGAGTACAGTTCATGGTGTTATTACATCAATAAACAGAGATGAAGAAACCGCAAACATGCGTGTTTGGTCTATAAACGAAGATGGCTCACACGATCAAACAGATAGAACGGTTACACAACCAGTTTCTAAATTAAGAATCATTAAAGATTTCAGAGAAGAAAAACAGGTTAGTGCAAGAATCGAAAGAATACTTAGAGATAAGGTAGAAGCACATAATGATAAAAACCCAAGGCATAGGGCAACACTTAGAATGCTTGAAGCAGTATTTAGAAGAGGTGTTGGTGCATATAGAACAAACCCTGCATCTGTAAGAGGTAATGTAAGATCTGCCGACCAATGGGCTTTGGCCAGAGTGAATGCCTTTATGACTGGTCTTAGAACAGGTAGATTTCCAAGAACAGCATTCGATAGGGATTTATTACCAAGATCACACCCACTTTCAAGTAAAAAAAATTATAAGGCACCTTATGATGATTTAGATTTTACAATACCACAGGGTGCAAAAGAAGAGGCAAGACGAGCATTAGATTGGGTTTCTGAATTTAATAGAGGTGGTACATCTGTTGGTAGGGGTACAGCTAGGTATTTATTATCAAATACAATTGCAAGTCCAAATAAGGTAAGACAGATTGCAAGATATTTTCCAAGGCATGAAATTGATAAGAGGGCAGAGGGTTATAGACCGGGTGAAGATGGATATCCTAGTAATGGTCGTATTGCATGGGCATTATGGGGTGGTGAGGCAGGTAAATCTTGGTCTAATAAATTAGTTAAAGGTATGAACATAAGAGACGAAAAAACAAATTCAGTTACAGAAATGGTTATAAGAAAATCAAGATTAAAACAACTAGAAAAAAAAGAAAGATTAGAGAGATTTAACAATCAAGAAATAAAAGATATATTATGGAAAAATTATGATTCATTACTTAGAAATTGGGATCTTACGTTAGGTGTTGAATATTACAAACTTTTTACAGAACAAAACAAAGTAATAAATGAATTTATAAAAAATAATTCTTTAACAACTGTTGGTAATTTAACAATATTAAATAACCTTATAGATAACCAGACTATCAAATGGTCTGCTGATCTTTATGATTTATATTTATCAATGACAACCGATTTTGGTTTTAACCAAATAGAAATACTTTTACCAGAAGAATTTAAATTTACTGAAGAAGAACAAGAACAAATACAAAGACAGAGAAGAAGAAAACCAAGACAAGAAGTGATTACAGAGGGTTTTTATCCATTGAGAGGTAGAAGAGGTGTACGAATACCAATTTCAGATTTTAGAAGAAACAGAACGGCCATTGATTTTGTAAGTAACAGATTAGATACTGTTTTACCAGATTTGGCAAAAACAACAAAAGATAGATTGAATCGTGATCTTAGAAGATCTGTAACAGAGGCCACCAATTTAGGTCTAAGAGGTAAAGATTTAGAAGATTATGTTGCTAATGGTATATCAGACGCATTAGGTAAAAAAAGATTAGGTCGTGCCTCAACGATAGCAAGAACAGAGGGTTTGGCATTATCACAATTCGGACAAGATTTAGCAGTAACACAATCTGGTTTAACATTAGAGAAAGAGTGGGTTGCAACAAGAGATGGTGTTACAAGAGATACACACAGATTGGCTGACGGACAAAGGATCAATAAAAATGGATTTTTTAGTGTTGGTGGCTATAATATGTTATATCCATCGGATAGTTCTGGTGGTGCGCCTGCAAATGAAACAATTAATTGCAGATGCACGGTAATATATCATGAGGTGTTATGAGTAAAGAATTTAAAAATATAGACGCAGTATTCAGTCAAGATGTTGAGGGAAAGGTAGAGGCCGTATTTTCTGTTTTTAATACAATAGATACAGACGGTGATGTTGTTCTACCTAATTCAATAAAATCAGGTTATGGCGAAAAAGGTGTTGCCATGGTTTGGGGTCATGATTGGAAAGATGTAATAGGCAGAGGTGAAATTACACAAGATAACGATAAGGCAGTGTTCAAAGGTGAATTTATTATGGACACTGAAAGAGGTAGAGAGGCATACAATACTGTAAAAGCCATGGGTGATTTACAACAATGGTCATTTGGTTATGAGGTTGTTGATTCAGAAAAAGGCAAATTTCAAAAAGATAATGCAGAGGTTGATGTTAGATACCTAAAAGAATTAAAAGTTTGGGAAGTTTCACCAGTGCTTGTTGGTGCAAATCAAGAAACATACACCATGGCTATTAAAGAACAAAAAGAAGAAGAAAAAGAAACCAAAGAAACTGGTAAAAAATTTACTGAAGAAATAGAAGAGGCACTTACTGCCTTGGTCTCGGTAACGCAAAGGGCTAAGGAGCTTACTGCCTTACGCCTACAAAAAGATAAAAAGTTATCGCAAGAGGCTTATGAGTCTATATCTGAATTACAAAGTGAAATACAAGATATTTATGATGATCTTGATAATTTACTTAATGTTGCAGCACCAGAACAAATTCAGTTACCAGATGAAGAAGAGGTAGGCGATACAATTAAAAAAACGATTGAGATATTGACAAGTTTACAAACTGTTGATATTTAAGAAAGGTAATAATGGCAAACATTAAAACAATGGAGCAGGAATTACTTGAGTTAAGAGAAGGTACACTTAAAGAATTTAGTGAAGTTGAATCAACAGAAATGGATTCACAGAAACTAGAAGAGTGGAACAATCGTAATGAGAAAATGTCAGAATTGGTCGAAAAGATCAAAGAGGCTAAAAAATATGAGGCCGAAAAAGCTGACATGGAATCTGAAGTAGAAAAAGGTAAAGCAGTAGAGCCTAATGCAATTCATGCTGAGGTTAAAGAGGCACCAACAACTCTTGGACAAGAATTATTAGAATCAAAAGCATACCAAGCTTTTATGAAAGATGGACAAAAAAATATCTCATCAGAGCTTAAGTTTAACCCTGCGTATGAGTTTAAAACAACTCTTACAGAAACTGGATATCCACCTGCAGTAACACGATCAGACTTGGTTGTGCCAACAGCAGTTAGAGATCCACAAAATGTTTTGGATTTAATTGATACAATTACAACAGATAATTTTCAATATAAATACCTAGAAGAAACAACATTTACAAATAACACTGCCGCAACTGCTGAAGGTGGTACCCTTGGTGAAAATGCATTAGCATTTACCGAGAGAACAGAAAACATCAGAAAGATTGGTGCTTTCTTACCAGTAACAGAAGAATTGCTTGCAGATGTAAGTGCTGTTCAAGGTTACTTAGATTCAAGACTAAGAACAATGGTTAACTTGGCAGTAACAGACCAGATTATGGCTGGATCAGGTGTTGCACCAAACTTAACTGGTATTTTAAATGCCTCTGGTATAAATACATTTGCCTTTGGTAGCTACTCTGGTGGCTTAAAAAGAATAGGGCAAATTTATGAAGCTATCACAGAAATACAAAAAGATAGTTTCTTAAACCCAGACGCAATTATTATGCACCCAAGTGACTGGTACCAAGTCGTTACAGAAGTAGCTGATACATCTGGAACATCTGGTGCAGGATTCACACAGACCCAACCTCTATTTATTGGAGCAGGTCAATTTGGTGGTGCAGTTGGACAAACATTATGGGGTCTACCTGTAGTATTAGATACCACAAGACCAGCAGGTACAGCATTAGTTGGTGTATTTGGTGGAGGTCAAGCAATTCATGTAGTTGCAAGACAAGGTATGGAAATTGCTATGAGTGATTCACACGATGCCAACTTTACAAAAGATATTATTGTTATGAAAGCAACTGTGAGATTAGGTCTACCGATCTATCGTGCAGCAGCTTTCTGTTCAATTACAGGTCTGTAAAGACTAGTTGAAAAATGGTTTTGGGTCATCATGAATTTGGTGACCCATTTACCAGAAAGGATAAAATGAAGTTAAAAAAACATGTTTGGATAAATGAAGATGGTGATATTAAAGAAACCACAGGTGATTTACCAAAAGGTTGGAAAAAAGGTAAATTATTAGGTGCAACAGGTCAAGAGATCACTGACGCACAAGGTAAAGAGTGGGGTCTTTCTTCAAAGGCAAAACAACCAAAAGAAAATAAAAGTAAATAAATAAGGTTTTAACATGGCAACAGCAGGTTATATATCGGCTGCCGATTTAAAGGCATATATTGGCCTATCAGGTAGTGGACAAGATACAAACATTTCTAATGCCATTCTTGGTGCTTCAAGACAAATTGATAGATATTGTGGAAGAAGATTTTGGCAAGATTCATCTGCACAGGTAAAAACATTTACACCGATAAGCAATTTGTTTTTAGATACACCAGATATTTCAACAACAACTGGTTTGATTGTTAAATTAGATACAACAGATAATGGGTCTTATGATAAGACACTAACAATTAATACTGATTTTATAGTTACACCAACAAACCCTAAAACACTTGGTACAGGTGCAGGTGAACATTTTCCATTCACACAAATAAGAATTTTAAATACAAGATCAAGTGAAAGATTTGATCCAGATATTATAAATAATGTTCAGATAACAGCAAAATATGGATTTGCAATGGTACCAGAGGCCATAGAACAGGCAACAAGAATACAGGCATTAAGGTTATTTAAGAGAAAAGATACACCATTTAATGTTTTTGGTAATGCAGAAACAGGTACAACAGAATTATTTAGTAAATTTGATCCAGACGCATTAAATTTACTAAAAGATTTTAAGAAAATGGATCTTGTAGGCCAAGTTCTTTAATGGCACAATCGTTTCAAGCCGAGATAAAAGGTATAGATAAATTAAAAAGAAGGCTTGATTACGCCAATATGACAAATAAACCAATAAGACAATTATTGAGAAGTACAGGTCAGGTTATAAGAAAAGAAGCTAGAAAAGAAGCACCAGAGTTTTCAGGTAGTTTAAAAAATTCAATTCATGCACAAAGGGTACATGCAAAAGGTAGGTTACCTAATTCTGTAAGAGTTTTTTCTTCAAGAAGTTATGCACCGTTTGTTCATGGTGATCCAAAAATTTCAGGTAGGTTAAAATTAACCAAACCATTTACAAGATCAAAACCACATTTTCCACCAATTAAAAAATTAATACCATGGGCAGAGGCAAAAGGTCTCAATCCATATGCAGTACAAAGATCAATAGGTAAAAAAGGTACACCATTGGTACCATTCTTTCTAATTGCAGAAAAAAACACAAGGCAGGAAAGAATTAATTTGGTAAGATTAACTGCACAGGCAATAGAAATAGAATATAAAAAAGGTAGGTTAGGTGGCTAGTTTAACATCAATTAGAAATGGTATCGGTACGAATCTTGAAAATATATCTTCATTAACTGTTTTTAAATTTGTACCAGATTCAATAGAGCCACCAACAGCAGTGGTTGGTGTTGTAGAGCTTGTTGAATATGATATTACAATACAAAGAGGTGCTGATAAATATGAAATACCAATTTATGTTTATGTATCAAAGGTTGACGCACAAGACAGCCAAGAAACATTAGATTCTTTTTTGGCTAGTACAGGATCTTCTTCAGTAAAGGCACAAATTGAATCAGATGTTACACTTGGTGGTGCGGCTAATTCTTGTAGGGTAATTGAAGCCAAAGAGGTTGGCGTGTATACTATAAATAACATTGATTATTTAGGTGTTGAATATACAGTAGAGGTAATAGCATAATGTATGAAGTTTTAATAGGTTTTGAAACCGATAAAAAAAGATATGAGGTCGGTGATATTGTTAAAAAAGAAGATTTGAAAAATAAAACCTTTAATGAGTTAAAAAAATTAAATGTTATTGAAAAAGCAGATTTAAATAAAACTGTAAAGAGGGCAAGAAATGACAAAGGACATTTTATTGCTGATGATCCAAACACACCAGAAAATGAAGCATGGTATGAAACGGAGGAAGAATAATGGGATATGGTAGAGGTACAGGATCAGGTGGCCGAAGATCAAACAGAAATAGACGTAGAAGAAGAAGAAGGCAAACAAGGAGTATGTTCTAATGGCATTTGTACATGGTAAAGATTCAAAAGTTTTTTTGGATAATAATGATTTTGGTGAATATTTTAATAATGTAGATTTTACAAAAACAGCAGATGTAACAGAAACAACTGCATTTGGATCTTCAAATAAATCTTATATTGCAGGTGATAAGGACGGCACAGTTAGTTTATCTGGTATGTTTGATTCAGTTGCAGATGCAGTTCTTCAACCATTTTTAGGATCATCAACAAATACTGATATATGCATTGGTGCAGATGGTATTACAGACGGCAAAAGTATATTTTTTGGTACAGGTGTAGTAACAAATTATGGACAATCTTCACCCGTTGGTGATGTTGTTGCCACTACTGTGGATTTACAGTCTAATGCAGGTTTATTTACTGGTTTGGTTTTAGATAATGCAACTGTTACTGCAACAGGTAATTCAACAGTAACCGATAATAGTGCTTCAACAAGTAATGGTGGTGGTGCAATCGCCATTGTTACTGCAAAATCTGGGTCATCAACACCAACAGCAACAATCAAGATACAACATAGTTCAGATAATGTTACATTTGTTGATCTTGTAACTTTTACAGATTTCACGGCCGTAGGTTCACAAGTTAGTGAGGTTGCGAGTGGAACAACAATAAATAGATACCTTAGAGTCAATTATACGATAACTGGTAGTACACCAAGTTTTTCTGTAATAGTTGGCTTTGGAAGAGTAGGATAGGAGAGAAATATGGCATTTGTACATGGATCGGATAGTGTTTTCAAAATTGATAACGCAAGTGGATCATTAACCGATATATCTGCATTTGTGAATAATGTAGACTTTCCAGAAACAGCTGATGTGGCTGAAACAACAACTCTAGGTGCAAGCAATAAAACCTATATTGCAGGTTTGAAAGATGCGACAATTTCACTTGGTGGAGTTTGGGACGCAACAGCAGACGCAATATTTGGTGCAGTAGTAGGTCAAGCTGCTACATTGTCTTATGAATATTCACCAGAAGGTACTGCGTCTGGAAAGATTAAGTACACAGGGGAATGTATATTGACAAATTATGCTATTTCTTCACCAGTAGGAGATGTTGTTGCATTTTCTGGCGATCTGCAAGTCACAGGTGCAGTAACTAGAGGCACACACTAGGTTTACAATGACTGAAAAGAAAAAACGACTAACGCTTGAAGATTTGGCCTCAATACCAAATGTTCCAACAGAAGAGGTATTTATACCTCAATGGGATAGAACAATATTGGTACAGGGTATTTCAAAGGCAACACAAATAAAATTAGGTCGGCTAATCAATGCAGATGATACAGATGCATTTGATTACCAAAAAGAATTACTTAAGGTTTCAGTTCTTGAGCCAAAACTAGATGATGACGCAATTAATATGCTTTATGAAAAAGAATCTACGGTTATAGATCAGATTTTTGTAGCATTAAACGATATTAATGGTTTAGGGGGTCAAGGCGATCTAGCCGACCAATTTTGAAAACGATACTGATTTAACATTTGAATTTAAATTGGCACGTGATCTAGGTATGACTGTGGGTAGTATGCGACAATCAATGTCCATGCTAGAATATCAACAGTGGATAGGTTTTTACCTATATGAAAAAAAACGCAGAGATTACCAACAGGCAATGCAAGAGGCAGAATTGAATAAACAAAGGTCAAAAAGATAATGGCAGTAGCAGATATATTTATTCGTATTGTTACAAAAGGTGCCGAGCTTGCAGGTAAACAAATGGAAGGTCTTGGTGGTAAAACTGCCAAACTTTCAAAGGTTGTAAAAGGGGCCGCAGTTGCATTTGGTACTGCATTAGCAATTGGTGTTTCAAAGGCAGTAAGAGAATTTGTTGAATTTGAGGACGCACTAACCCAATCTCTTGCAATCATGAACACTACTGTTCAAGAACAAGAGAGAATGGTACAGGCCGCTAGAGATGTTGCCACATCTACAAGAATATCTGCAACAGAATCAGCAGAGGCTTTCTTTTTCTTAGCATCAGCAGGTTTAAATGCAACACAATCTATTGCTGCATTACCACAGGTAGCAAAATTTGCACAAGCAGGTATGTTTGATATGTCATTAGCCACCGATCTCGCCACAGACGCACAATCAGCATTAGGTCTAACTGTAAGTGACGCACAAAAAAACTTAGAGAATCTAACAAGGGTTACTGATGTTCTTGTAAAGGCCAATACATTGGCAAATGCAAGTGTTCAACAGTTTTCGGAAGCATTAACAACTAAATCAGGTGCGGCATTAAAGGTTGTAAATAAAGATATAGAAGAGGGTGTTGCTGTTTTGGCTGCATTTGCAGATCGTGGTGTAAAAGGTGCAGAGGCAGGTGAAAAATTAAACCAAGTTTTAAGAGATATACCAAGGGCAACTGCAAAGAATAGTGAAGAATTTGCCAAACTAGGTCTAAATATGTTTGATACACAAGGGAACATGAAAAATGTTGCTGATATTGTAGAAGAATTGGACGCAGTGCTTGGGCCAATGTCTGATGAGATGAAAGCGGCAACATTAGATCAATTAGGTTTGAATCGTGGTGTTGCAGACGCAGTAAAGATTCTTTCTGGTGCAGGGGATCAAATAAGAGAATATGAACAGGCATTAAGAGATTCAGCAGGTGCAACAGAAGAGGTTGCTGATAAACAAATAAATTCTCTTGCAGGTCAGGCAGATATATTAAAAGATAGGTTTTCAGTATTAGGTCAAATAATTATAGAAGAATTTGAGCCAGCAATAAGAGATACCATTGAAGCAACATCTGATCTTCTTCAAACCTTTACAGATTCCATACCCGGTATAAAAGCGTATTTTAAAGTTTTAGATGACAATATAGACACGTATGGTTTTTTTGGTGGGATTATAAGATTTGCAATTAAAGGTAACCAAGAAATTGCATTTGAATTATCAAGGGTTGCAGAAAGGCACAAAACTGCTTCAGATTTTGTAAAAAGAAATGCCGAAAGAAATAGAGAATATGCAGAAAAATTAAGAATTGCAAATTTAGAACAAATTGACGCAACAAGAAATTCAGAAAGGTATGCAGTAGAACAAGATATGTTGGCAGTTTCTCTTATGGACACAACAAAACAAGTAGAAGAACAAACAGAGGCAGTAACTGAATTATCTGATGAAATGTTGGATAAACAACTTGGTGCCTTATCAGCAATGCTTGACGCAGAACAAAATTACCAAGATATATTAAAAGAAAATGAAAGGTTATTAGATAAAAGAAATAAGGCCGATCAAAAGGTAACAGATGTTGAAAAACAATTAGAAAGACAAAAACAAAAGGTAACCAATATTGAAGAAAAATTATTTGAGGCAAGAAAAAATGCAACAAGAATTACAGACGAAGAAAAACTTGCAATTTTAAGGCAAGAAGAGGCAGTAAGAAGATTAACTGAAATAGAAGATAAATCAGAATTACAGAAACAAGAATTGATTGTTGCACAAAACAGATTAAATGAAATAAGACAACAGGCAATAGGTGATGATCGTGAGGTAATAAGGTTAAAAAATGAATTAGAACAAGCTGAAAGAGAACAGATTAGGTTACTTGATGATCTGAAAGACGCACAAGAAAGATTTAATGAGGCAAACAAAGACTTTCAAGAATTAAAACAACCACAACATTTGTTAAAGATTGCACAAGCAAAAAGAGAATTAGATAAGGCAATTTCAGATGTTAAGGCATTTGATAATTTAAAGGCAGCTTTAGATTCAATAGCCAAAAGTACAGGTCAAACATTGGCAGATATTTATAAGGACATATTGGCAGTGATGAATATGAAACCACCAACTGCAACAACTAACGGTGGCGGATCATCACCACCACCATTTATACCTACACCAAGTCCAACAGGTGATTTAACTTTACCAACAGAAACAACTGCAACACAAAGGGTACTGGCAGATTCAAGATTTAATGGTGGATCAGGTGTTACAACAATTTTAAATATACAAAATAACATACAGGGTGAATTTAATGCTGATGATGTTGCAGTAAAGGTTGTTGAGGCACAAAAAAGAGGTCTAAAGGTTATATTATGAGTGTCGCATTTGATTCAAATGTGGACCTTACAGTTGAAATTGCATTTGATTCTAACCCTTTTGATACAAGTCCGTCTTTCACAGATATTTCAACATTTGTTAGATCATTTACAACATCAAGAGGTAGGGTCAATGAATTAGGTCAATTTGGTGCAGGTAGATTATCTTTATTACTTTCTAATGTTGATAATAGATTTAATCCAACAAATACATCTTCACCATTTTTTGATTCATCAGCAGGTAAAACTAAAATTCAACCACTAAAAAGAGTAAGGGTCTCTGCCGATTTTGATTCTACAACATATAAAATTTTTGAGGGTTTTTTAGATAAAATACCGGTTTCTTATCCAGCAAATGGTAATGATTCTGTTGTAACAATTACAGCTTCTGATGCCTTTAGAATATTTAAACAAGGTGATATTCAGGCAAGAGGTTTCAGACTTGGGTTACCAGGATTTTCTGAAATAGGTCAATCTACAAGATTATCTTTTACACCTTCAACAAATGAATTATCAAGTACAAGGGTAACAAATATTTTAAATGCAATCGGTTGGCCTTCTGATCGTAGAGATATAAATACAGGTACATTGCAGGTAGGTACACAACAATCAACAGATAATGTTTTAACTGCATTACAAGAATGTGAAACTGCTGAAAATGCGCAATTATTTATATCTGCTGACGGCAAGGTAACATTTAGAAATAGAGATTATAGGCTATCAAATACAAAAGCCATAAATGTTCAAGCAACATTTAGTAATGACGGATCTAATTTACCTTATACAGATGTTGGAATCTCTTTTGATGATGAAGAAATAATTAACATTTATGAATGGACAAGAGAGGGTGGTACAACACAATTTACAGCAGATACAGATTCTGTTCTTTCTTATGGTGCCTTTGTAAACCAAACAACAACAATAAATATTTCTGATACAAACGTTGCCTCTTTAATATCACAAAAGGTTGCAGAAACATCAACACCACAAATAAGATTTGATAAATTGGTAATAAATCCAAGACAAAATACGCTAATATGGAATCAAGCACTTGGTAGAGATTTTGGCGATAGAATCAAAGTCAAGGTTGTGAATCCAGACGGATCAAGTTTTGATGATGAGGTACTGATAGAATCAATAACCCATGAGGTGTCAGCACTTGCACAATCATGGAATTGGACGCTAACATTAAGTCCAGCAGGTTCTTCAGCATGGATTTTAGGACAAGCTAAACTGGGTGAGGGTACAAGATTTGCTTACGCATAAAGAAAGGTAAAAATGGCAGGCGCAGGTTTTAAGGTATATGCAACTGGTGATCTAATCACCGCAACAGAATTTAACACTTTTTTGCAAGAACAGGTGATAATGGTTTTTGCTGATAGCTCTGCACGAGATTCTGCCGTTTCAAGTCCAAGTGAGGGCATGTTTTGTTTTCTTAAGGATTCAGATACATTGCAATTTTACAATGGTGGGTCTTGGGCAAGTTTTATTGGCGATGGAGATATTACAGGTGTAACAATTACAACAAGTAGCACCTCTGGTTTATCTGGTGGTGCAACTGCCTCATCAGGTGCATTTTCATCAACATTGGTAATTGCACCAAATCAGGCAACATCGGCCACAGTTGCAGGTTCTGATATTGTTTTGATCGGTGATGCTGATGATAGCAATAATTTAAAAAAGACAACTGCACAAGATATTGCAAATTTGGCAGGTGGCGTAACATTAGGATTAGTATTAGCATTAAGCTAGAAAGGATAAAAAATTGGCAGATGTATTAGAAGGCGTTGTAGGAACATTAGGAACAAGTAACGCAGATTTATTAGACGCAGTAGGGTCATCAACAACAGAAACAATTATTGGTATGTCTTTTGCTAATGTTAATTCAAGCAGTCAAGATGTAACAATAGATATTGAAATTGTTAAATCTGGTGGATCTACTACACCACATCTTCTCAATGATGTAACTGTACCAGCAGGAACAACGCTTGTATGGGAAACAAAGGTAGTTTTGACAACAGGTGATAAGATACAGGGATTGTGTTCAAGTGCTTCAAGTATAGA